CTGACATGACGACGTTGCGTGATTTGTACGCGATGAAGAAGACGCTCGAAACGGGAACGATCACAGCGGACAATATCATCGGCGGAATCATTAACGCCGGTCAAATCCAAGGAGTACGTCCGCTTGGTGATTGCAAAAACGAAGAAGGTCATCAGCTGACAGATTGGCAAGAAACAGCCAACAAAAAGCTAGAAATAGAGAAACAGAGGTTCGGCGATAGCCGAAGGAGGTAAAAGCATGAAAAAACTCTATGAACTCAAAAATCAGCGTTCCGGCTTAATCGCCGAAGCTGAAGCACATGTCGCGCAAGGCGATATGACGCAGTACGACGAAACGATGAAGCGCGTGACGAATCTTAACAATCAGATTGAAGCGATGGAAAAGATAAACGCAGAGCGTGGTCGTTTCGAGGACAAGGACACCGACATGGTGTCTCGTGCGGAAGCAATGAAGGCGCTCGAGGAAGACAAGGCCATCGAGCGTTCAGTCGACGCAATCCGCAGCACGAACGAATACGCGAAGTCGTTTGCCGCGGCAATCCGCGCCGGAGTGACGCCTAGCAAGGCGTTCGGCGAGAAGTACGCGCCTCTCATGGCGGCGCTGACGGAATCAGGTGGAGACCCTGCCGGAGAGGATGGCGGATTCTTAGTCCCGATCGACATGGACAACATGATCATCGAGGTCAAGCGCGACAATCGTCCGCTGGCTCCGTTGTTTACGACCGAGCAGGTCAACACCAACACGGGCTGGCGCGTGATCGACACGTTCCCGACTGCCGGATTCACGAAGCTCTCCGGGGAGCTTAGCAATGTGCCTGCTGACGATCAGCCGTTATTCGCGAAGATTAGCTACTCGCTCGACACCTACGGGCTTTACATCCCGATGTCTCGCGAGCTGCTCGACGACGAAGTTGCTAACTTGCTTGGCTATCTTGCTCGCTGGATCGGCAAGAAGGAAGTCATCACCGAGAACAAGCTCCTGATCACCTTGCTCCAAGCGTTGACCGAGGTTGATTTGACGGCCAACTCCGAGTTTGCCGAAATCAAAGCGGTCTTGAACAAGGAACTCGATCCTGCGCACAGTGCGGTTGCCGGTGTGATCACGAACCAGAGCGGTCTTGCGCTGCTTGACGGTCTCGAAGATTTGAACGGTCGTCCGCTGTTGCAGCCTGATGTCGTTAAACCGACCGATTTCCGCATTTCCGGACGTCCGGTGACATCCGTTGCCGATGCGCAGCTGGCAAACGTCGGATCGACCAAGTCTCCGATCTATATCGGCGACTTTAAGTCCTACGCGACACTGTTCCGCCGGAAAGCGATTGAGGTTGCGGGGACTGACGTCGGCGGTGACGCATGGCGCAAGTACGGCTACGAAGTCCGCGCAATCACGCGTCTCGACGCGGTGACGTTCGACAGCGCGGCCGTCAAGGGCGTGAACTTCATCCATCCTTAAGAAGTGAGGTGTAGACGATGCAGACTCGCAATTTTTTCGAATACAAGCGAGTTCGAGTAGACGTTGGCGATCCGCAACTGCCGCAGAAGCTGGGGGTGGTGACTGAAGTTGTCATTCCTGCCGCTTCTGCGACCGCGGAAAGCGACAACGGATGCCTGGCACTCACACCGTTGACATCGGCGGTGCAAACGATCACGGATGTCACATCGCCGCTTGCTGCGAGAAACGTCAAAGTTAAAGCATCATCGGCGATCACATCAAAGGTAAAAATCAACGGGACACGTGGCGGCAAGTCGATCAGTGAAGAAATCACGATGACAGGAACGACGTCGAAGGCGGGCAATCTCGCGTTCGACAAGATCACGAGCGTCGAGCTTCCGATCCAGACCACGACTCCGGTCAAGCAGGCCGGTACGGTTTCGGTCACAGCAGTAACCACTGCCGGCACAGCGACATTGACGTTTGTTTCGGCGATCACCGGCACGGCATTCACAATCGACTGTGAGCTTGCTGCTGATGATGTTGCAAGCACGACTGCCGCGGCCGCAAGGATCGTCGAAGTGCTGAATGAGAATGCAGCATTCGCCGCCGCTTGGGTGGCAAGCTCTGAGGCCGCCGTCATCACGATGGAGGCGCTCGTCGCCGCCGCTCAAGACAACACACTGAACCTGACAGTTTCGGCTGCCGGTGATACCGGCCTCACGCTTGGGGCAATTGCTCCTAGCGGTGGGAGAGCGGGTGTCGCGCCTGACAAAGTTCAGGTCGGCTTCGGCAAGAAATTCGGAATCCCTGTCTTGCTGAAACACGCAAGTTATGTCTTGGTGAAACTCTTTAACGGATCGGCGGACTCCGGAACGGTCACGGCAGATGCGACGGACATCGAAAAGAACGTTATCGCGCTGAACGGCACGCCTAACGGCCAAAAGGCGATTGAGCTCGTCATCGTGCATTTCTAGGCGGTGAAGCATGGCTAAGAAGAAGGAACCTACCAAGAAGGTGAAGGATGAGCACGTGACCTATCGCGTGCTCATTGACTTTAAGGATCTTTGCGATGGCGAATATCTCTACCGCGAAGGCGATGTGTATCCGAGAGAAGGTTCAATGCCGACAAAGGATCGCATCGAGTACCTGAAAGGCAACGAGAACAAGTTCAAACAGCCGGTTATCGATTAACAACAGGAGGCTGGAGCAATGGCAGAGATTATTACAATCGATGAAGCACGTGACGCATGTCGCATCGACGGGACGGAAAACGACACCATCATCCAAGGTTACAAAGAGACCGCGGAGCGTTATGTCGCATCCGCTGTCGGCGCAGATCGGGCGGTTCGATCCGATCCGCGTGTGGTCGCTGCTGTACAGGCGCATATCCGGCTGTCGTTCCGGCCTAACGAAGACAAGCAAGGGAACTTGCGCCGCCACATGACAGGTCTGATCAAGCAGATCGCGACGGACGTGCTTCCTGAGTCGGAGGGCGAGAATCATGCCTAGCGAAAAGACTCATCGAATCACATTTCAGCGACTGGAAACGGTCATTGACGATGAGGGCGTTTCGATATCCTCATGGGTTGATGTTCGCAGCGCATGGGCGTCAAAAGAATCGAGGTCAGGTTCGCAGAAATGGGCGGCCGGAGGGTACGGCGCGACGGTGACGGAGCTGTTCCGTATCAACTGGATTCCCGGCTGGGAGCCGACACCGGCACATCGTTTAGTCCACCGTGGCAAGGTTTACGACATCGAAAGCGTCGAGAACGTCCGAGGCGAGAACGAGGAATACGAAATCCGCGCCGTGGCGCATATGCCCGCAACAGGGCGATAGGAGGAAGTCATGAGCGACAACAAGCTGAAAACATATGTGTCGCCGAACAAGGCGATCATGAGCGCATTGTCGCCGATCCTCCCGATCGCTCACTTGCAGTATTCAGGCACGGCGGAGACGTATGCCATTTTTCGCATCGTGAACCGCAACGTCTCGGTGATCGGGTCAGGCAAGAACAAAGTCGTTGATTGTTACATCTTAATCGACGTGTTTTCGCCTGACGATCTGTCGCGGTCGGACTCCGTCGTTGGAGACATTGAAAACGCGCTCTTGGAGGCGGGGTTCATCGTCCGCGACATCGCGGATGTTAACTTCTCGCCTGACGGCAGTCCGCAGGCATACCACCATACGGAGATCGACTGCGTGTTGACGATGGAGGTTGCGGCATGAGCGACGACATGGATGCTGTGTTCCTTGAGTTTGAAGGCGACATCAAAAAGATGGCGGAAGCCGTGACGGATTTGAACGTCAGAAAAGAAGCACTCGAAGCGATGGCAGAGCCGATCGTCGAAGAAGCGAAAAGGCGCGCAAGTCCGGGCGGCGGAGTGTTTGAAGAGCCAACAGGCAATTTAGCGGCAAGCATCGTCGCGCAATGGTCAATCAAGGACCCTAATCGTATTGCTATCGGCTGGTCCGCGAAAGGTTATTACGGGCCGATGTTTGAAAAAGGATTCCTGCATTACAAGTCAGGACCATTTATCAAAAGACCACATTTAAGACCTGCTCTCAACAAGATGAGAAAAAGAAGCGAAGAAGCAGGGATAAAAGTGTTGCGCAAGCATTTAATGAAGGCCGCGCCATAAGCGGCAGGAGGTAAAAAGCAATGGCAATAACAATTGAAAAACCGGCATATATTGTAACGGTCAGAAACGCCTACTTTGCTGATCGGACAGTCACCGAGGGCGTGGTATCGTATGGCACGACCAGAGGCGTCTCATCGATCAAGCAAGTCGGCGTCGCGAAACAAAAGACGGAACAGAAGGTTCACGCGTCAGGTCTCGTTTACGATTTGTCGTCACAAAAAGCAGGCGCGAACCTTTCAGTGCAAGCCGTACAGCTTCCGGCTGACCTGATTCGGAAGTATGAAGGAATAACGGTCAACGGCGGATTCGGATTTGAAGGTTCTGACGACCAATCGCCTGAGTTTGCGTTCGGCTACTATTCGGAATATTCAGACGGCAATTTGCTGATGTATTGGTACCCGAGGTGCAAGATGACGCAAGCCGACTACACGGACGAAACATCAACAGATAGTCCGCATGATCCTGCAAGGGATTATGTGATCGTCGCTTTGCCGACGGACGACAAGGTCATTTGCGTCACGTACGATCAGTCGAAAGTTCCGACCGGAAAGATACCGTATACAGCGGAAGAATTCTTTACGCAGGTCATTGACTCGCCGACTCACGCTAAAGTAGGAGCGGAGCCGACCGCCAGCACGTAGAATGGAGCGCTGAATGGAAAAGAAGCCGATTCAATTTATTCGGCGCGAAATTGAGCCGATAGAAATCAAGATCGCTGGCGAAACATACCCGGCGATCTTGAGCTATCGCGCATTAGCGCTATGCGAGGAAATTACAGACACCTCGCACTTGACCACGTTCGCAAGATTTCTTCTCGACCGACCGTCCGCAATGGACGTGGTCGGCTTGTTGTATGGCGTGCTGAAGGCCGCAGACGTTGAGCTAAAGGTCGAGGATTTGCAGGATGGCTTGTCGCCCGCCGAATGGGCACATATTCCAACCGAACTCAAGCGATTGATCGAACAACAAGGCGTGAGCCTTGACGACGACGACGAGGGCGACTCAAAAAACGCGAACGCTCCGGCGACGGAACGACAGATTGGTACGGCCTGATTTACGGCGCACAACGCCTGTTTGGATGGTCGACGGAGCAATTCTTTGCGGCGACGCCGCGATACTTTAACGGCCTAATCAAGGCCGCGGAAAAATTCAACACTGAAAAACAGAAACCAACACAGCCGAGCATACCGACGTATCGCTACGTCGACGATATTCCGGTGCATCTAAGGTGAGAGGAGGTTGATTTATGGCAGGGGAAGATCTCAGAGTTGCAGGTCTACGCTTAAAGCTCGAAGGCGCAGCGAAGCTAGAGCAAGAAATGAAACTCGCGAGAGCGCAAATGCGTCTTGGTGCGGCCGATGTCAAGCTCTTCCGCGAGCAGATGCGGACATCCGGTCCGGCGGTTGAAGGATTTGAAGGACAAATTAAGAGCCTAACCGGTCAGGTTGATGCACAGAAAAGAAAACTGGAGCAGCTGAAGGAAGTCGAAAAACACTTAATCGACCAATATGGCGAAGACAGTCGTGAGGTTGCGCTGTTACGCGCTGAATATAAAAACACGGAAACGCAAATTGAGCGACTAAACCGGCAGATCAAGAACTCGACCATCGAGCTTGAGAAGCAAAAGAACAAAGTATATCAAGCCGGTTTGAAATGGGAAGAAGCCGGCGGAAAGATCACAAAGTTCGGTGACAAATTGTCGGATGTTGGAAAAAAGATGTCGAAGAACATTACGGCTCCGATCTTGGCTGGTGCCGGTTACTCCGTGAAAGCGGCCATGGACTTTGAATCCGCTCTTGCCGGCGTTGCAAAAACAACGGACATGACTGGCGAAGAGCTTGAAAACATGGGCCGCGCTATTCGTGACATGTCAAAAGAACTGCCGACATCGGCGACGGACATTGCCGCGGTTGCGGAAGCTGCCGGACAGCTCGGAATTGAAAAAGACAACCTGCTCGGGTTTACTCGCGTCGTCATTGACCTTGGCAACGCAACAAACATCGTCGGTGACGAAGGTGCCGTCCAGATGGCGAAGTTTGCGAACATCATGCAGATGTCGCAGAAGGACTTTGACCGCTTTGGGTCCGCTATCGTAGAGCTTGGTAACAACTCGGCCACAACAGAACGCGACATCCTTAACATGTCCATGCGTCTTGCTGCTGCCGGAAAACAAGCCGGCATGTCGGAGGCAGACGTGCTCGGAATCAGCACCGCTTTGAGCTCGCTCGGCT